CTATGCTTCTTCTTCTATATCATCCTCAGACACATCATAATACATTGTATCATGAGGAAGTTTAATATTCGGCACCCAGAGAGCTTTTCCACCCCACCCCTTAGTACCAGTTACTTGATACATGGTCAAAACTACTTTGTCATGGAAAGTGCCACCTAGTTTCCAGTCGTTCGGAGACAACAAGGCTCCTGTCCCTTGTGCAACATCTCTTCCTCTTCTGACAATCAAAATCCCCTGTCCAGCTGGTTGTTCTGAAAGCAGTGTATCAATGACAGAAAGGAATGCATCTAACTTGAAATCCGGGCTGGCAATAATATGGGATAATATTTTCTTAATTAACCTCAAATTTACCTGGTAATAAGGATCATCATCGGAGAAAGGCTCCAATAGTTTTGTTATATCATCTATGGTGTTATTATCTGGATAGAACGGATAATAGTTCGTTCCACCTGAAAGGATATTGACTCGTTTGTTATCAATAACATTCCTTCGAGTTGGATTCAATCCAAATGGATAATAAATTTTTATGTTTTCAATTCCTTGCTCTACTTGTGCGATAATGGCATTATTAGTAGCGTTAATGTCCGCAAATAATTTATAGAGTTGTTCATCTATAAATATCTTCATCATGCCAGAGTCTCTGTCATAACCAAACATCCTACTATGTTGCCACATAGTATCCGCCTGAGGCTTTTTGCTGGTTCTTGTATAATAAATTGTCTGTAGCCCTGGAAAAGTTACGCCTCGGCCTAGAGTGTTTCCGCCTACGATAAAATTACAGCCTGTTGCATAATCTGGACTCTCAACATCTGTTTTTCCATTCATAACAAGAATTTTTATCCCTTTGTTTTCCAACAAATCCTTAGTAGTTTTATAGATAACTTCAAAAGAAAGTTTCTCACTTTTGTTGGGTTCTAAAGAATCATAGTGGGTTTGTAATTCTGTGATGAATTCGGTATTGATATGCTCCATACACCAATCTAGTTCCTTTGCGACATCGTCAGCAAAACGCTGGTGGACATTTTGTCGTACGCTCGGATGTAGAAGGCAATTTGATACTATTCCTTTTGATGCTAAAATCTGAGCAGATACAGCAAGGTGGCGTATAACAACACTTCGTGTCGGTCGTTTGATAGTTTCAAGAAAATCAATGCATTCAGGTTTACCGCTTGTTGGAAAGAAAAAGTCTCCACCTAAATAGCCATCCCCTGGATGGAAGTAGTATGTAAAATATGGATGCCAACCAGACGCAAGGGTCTGTAATAAGATTGCTTGAGGCGTACCTGTAACCTGTAAGTATAAGCTACTTGATGCTCCATTTTTTATAGAATCCAGATATCTATTAATTGATGACTGACTATTACGGTTTATTAGAGTATTTAAGGAAGCCGCATCCGCCTCATCATCAACGATGAATAGAGGGTTTCCCTTCATAAAGCCTGTAGAATTAAATACATTTGCCCACAATCTTAGTACTCTTGCATTTTTCTTTAGAACGACAATGGCTGGCTTAACAAGGCTATTTTCAATAAATAAGCCTGAGTCGTTTTCGCCACAAATACAGAAGCCGTCTAAGTCGTCTCTAACTCGATCTAAGGTTTGTTGTTGCAAGACAACATTGTCTGTTGTGAGTAAGATGAATGCGGGAAATCCTAAATCTGCAGCTTTGCACATAACGCCAAACATTTGACCAGTTTTTCCAGATTGCACATTACCAAACAACAAGCCAATCTCATGACTTATAAATGAAAAATTGCGAATATGTTGATTGCCAATATCTTCAGCTGTTTTGGAAATGGACTCAGCTAATTTTTCGTTACCTCGCTCTTTTATTTTTTGCAAGTATTTTTTTAAATATTGCATTGATACACCTCTCATTCGTTAGTAATTGTTTCAAACGATAAAACCCACACATCAAGCTCGGTGCCATCTTCGTCCAATGCTTTCTGATCTGTTTTTGAAAGTACAAGGCTATCGCAACCGTATGCTTGTAACATTTCTTTCGTAATCATTCCCTTACGATCAGTATCAGCTTGGGTGTCATTAACTGGTGTTACTAAACCTGCTGCTGCAAGTCTACCTTTAATCCAACGACCAAGAATGAGTTCATCGCCAACAGCACTGAATTGTTTATTGCCATCGCTTGTGGTATGAGCTTTAAACCAATAGCCATCATCGGTTACAACAAAAAAAGGCTTGTTTTTTTCAGGGTAACCTTCTGAACGAGTTATCGCTTTGCTAACAGTCAATTGAGTTTCGTACCAATCACGGGATTTCCTTTTACTTCGTGGTGCGGCATAGCTAACATTTATATTTGACTTTGTGAAATGCTTACCATCATCCATATGCCGCTCATCGTAAGCAGGAACTTTTAATGGCAGTACAAAAGAAACGTCTGTTTTATGCTGTTCATAAAGCTGTACACCAGTTTGGGGAATCTGTGTTACCGTATCAATGCCACTAAGTGATGTGTTAACTTCCCTGACTATTGGCATTCCTATAATGTTAGCAATATTATCAGAGCAGTTCTGAGCCTTTAGCTTCTCTAAAAATTCAGCAATTTCTTTACATTCAGTAGCATCATAAGTAACCGATGAGATTTCATATTGCCTACGGTTATTAGCATCTAATTTGATTACACCTAAGTTTGCGGAACCAATAATAGCAGAAAAAGGTTGTCCATCTTTATAAAAGCAGTATACTTTTCCATGATATTTGAATGCTTTTACGATCTTAATTTCACCTATACCAGTCTCTGTCCATTTTTTGTTGATTTCTAAAGCAGTATTATATGATCCTTCTGGCATTCCTTCGATGAAGTACATTCCAATGGTAAGGCATATACTAGATATATTATGCTCTTCGACCAGATTGTCGAGTTCTTCCAAGGCAGCACGAGAAATATATCCAACCGCAATTTCAACACGGTCTGATTTTGCAATTTGCTCGTTAAAACAATTTATAATTGTTTGTTGACCCTCTGATGTTCCAAGAGGTAGGATGTTTGAATATAACAGTTTCATTAGCTCACTCCTTTGTTTTTGGTGGGGTTTCTGTAGTTTTTTCAATCTCCATAATATCTGAAATATCGCAGTTAAGCGCCTTACATACTTTTATTAAAATGTCAGTATTAACATTTTCATTTTTTCCAAGCTTAGCCATTGAAGCTGTACTAATACCAGCTGCTTCTCTTAAGTCCTTTTTTTTCATATCTCTATCAATAAGAAGTTTCCATAGTTTTTTATAACTTATGGACATAATATCACCTCGCCTTAGTACCTAGCCTAAGTTAATAAATAAAGTTTATCACAAAGTTAGTGAAGCAACAATTAAAATTCGCAAACGTAAAATAAATGTTGAGGCAATCAAAATACATGTTATAATTTACCTATGAACTAATGTTTGAATAGTAAAAATCCTTAAAGATATTAATTTCATATGGGGTGAGGAGGGAGTGCCTTGGCGGGTAATCGTTCTTTTAAAGATTACGTGGATGGTAGATTCTATAATGAGATATTTTCTGCCATACAAACCTATGCAACGGATAATTGTGAAGATTTAGACTTACGGTTATACAGAGTTCAAAACATCGGCGGCATTGAGTTATCAGATATAGAAGTAAAGTTCGTATCTGTTAATGACTTACCGGACATGAAAATAGAATTTGATGTTGCTGTTGAAGCTGAATTTGAAGTCCGTGAATCAAATCATCGTTATGATGAATCAGAAAATTGTCGGCAATGGTTTATGCTGGAATGCTCAGGAGATTTGGATTGCAATTTGGATGATTTTTCAATCTCTAGTATAACTGAGTATACTAGCAAAAATAAGCAACCGAAACCTATGTCAGACTCCCTTGTCCCTATCATTCATAAGGAACAACTAGAATCTGTTGCCACAGACTTCCTTAGAAGACATTACCCTGAAGCATTAAAAAACCCAATGGCAGTTGAGCCACAGGTGTTGGCAGAAAAAATGGGCCTTACAGTAGAAATGAGAGAGATTACAAAGGATTTCTCTGTTTTTGGGCAGATATACTTTCACGACTGTGATGCAGAGTTTTATGATGAAGATAGCGATGAAATGGTACAGACCCATGTGAGTGGCCGTACAATAATCGTGGATCCTAAAGCTTACTTCCTTCGTAACCTGGGATCAGTCAATAATACTATTGTGCATGAGTGTGTTCATTGGGATCAACATAGAAAAGCATTTGAATTGGAACGGTTATATAATAGTAGTGCCACACGAATCAAGTGTCAGGTAGTTGGGGGTATAAAAGACAATACCAGAGATGCAACTGACTGGATGGAATGGCAGGCGAATGCCCTCGCTCCAAAGATACAAATGCCACTTGCCATGTTTAAAACCCAAGCGTTCAAATTTATTAAGCAATTCAGTTCAGAACTGGGAACATCTGAACTTATAGATGTAATGGAACCAGTTATTGACGCCTTAGCAACGTTCTTCAGCGTATCTCGGGCAGCAGCTAAAATCCGAATGATTGATGCTGGATATGAGGAAGCAATCGGAACTTTTACTTATATAGATGGTCGCTACGTCAAGCCGCATAGATTTAAGAAGGGTGTGCTTGAAAGAAATCAGACCTTTTCTATAGGTGCAGAGGATGCTGCTATCCAAAGCATAACCAATCCAGAAATGTCCGCTTTAGTTAGGGATGGAAGTTATATATATGTGGATTCCCACTTTGTGCTAAATCATCCGAAATATTTAACACAAGATATATTCGGACAAACGGTACTTACAGACTACGCACGAACCCATATGGAAGAGTGCTGCTTGGTTTTCGAGTTATCAGTCAAATCTGGGTGTAGGGAAAGATACTATACTGAATGTTTCCTCAACCGTGATAAGACATCAAATATAGATTTTGATATAAAGTATTGTAATGGTTTTGAGTATGCGGCTCCAGAAAAGAAGGCCCAATTACTAGCCGAAACAATAGCGGAAGAAATGCGAATCTATAATGAATTGCCAAATAGCTATACCAGCTCTCTCAAAATAGTACGTGAGTGGAAAAAAGTAACTTATAAAGAATTAGAAGAGAAAATATTGGTCAACGAGCGTACCATAAGACGAATCGTTAATGGTGAGGAACCGGGATCTATTAATTCCATAGTATTGATTTGCCTTGGACTTCATCTACCGCCAAATATTAGCAGTCATATAATTCGCAACTCACCATTTTCATTGAACTTCAATAACAATAGTCATATTTGGTATAACTTTGCATTGACTCACCTATATGCAAAATCGATGGATGAGATTAGAACGTTTTTACAGGAACATGGCGCAGAGCCATTATAAAATTCAATAATATTTTTGAAAAAGCGGACACAGGATGTCCGCTTTTTAGTTATTAACTAAGTAAGCCATACATGAATCCTTTTAAGGGTTTGTGTATGGCTTTTTTTATTGTTGTTTTTAGGTGTTTTTGTTGGGAAAAGCGTCATTTTGAGCCTGAAATTAACGGGCATGAGGTGTCCGCCAAGGCTGTCCAATTCTCACCTACAATAATGATAGATGAAGGAAAGGTCCTTCGTAGTTAGCAAGAATTAGACCATTCCTCGTCTACAAAAAAATATCAAATGCCTGATTTGCAATAAGGGCAAAGGATACATATTGCTACGTTTCAGTCCGTTTAGGATTGTTATACGTTGCAATAGAAGTACCTTACCTTGTTGCGCTCATTTTCAGGACAAAGGGTCTGTGTACTTCGAGGTGCAGACCTATTTTTGTATCCTTTGCCGCCAATGCAGTCCGGCGGAAAGGATGCAAAATGAAAATTAGAATTATGTACGACAACAAACCTACTTATTTGGAGGTACCCGATGAGGACTTTACCTTAATGATTGATGCAGATTACGAGGACAGGCTATCTTGTGCCGAAGATATGGAAACTGTGACTCGTCGTTCACCACAGGAGATTATGGACGAGCGTTTCAACAAGCCCGAGTACAATAACTGGCGTAAACTGGATCGTCATTCAGCTACTACTACCCCTCCTAAGAAACTTAATGGAAAAAAAGGCTACACAAAAGCCAATGACGATAATGAGGGTAAAAACATAAAGGAAAATACGATTGAGTTATATCCCGACAATTTAGATGAAGTGACTCGGGAGAAACAAGAGGAGTATGAATACCTTTGTGAAATTATCCGCAAGACCCTCAAGGAAAAACAAGCAGAGTTACTGATTGCTATATTGCTAGATGGTGTTTCTGTAACAGAGTATGCAGAGCGTGAAGGTGTTAGTAAAAGTGCCATTTCACACCGTTTAAATACAGCCAAGAAGAATTTAAAAAAAGTTTTTCCTGAAACCTCAACTTTCCCCTCTTGCCACGGCTAATAGATAGAGGGCAGCACATAAACGCTCTCGGAAAGAGGTGAAGAACATGAAACACAACTTGAAAATCAGTGTTTCAAAAACTCCACAGTCTGGCGGGATTGTTTCCTGTCGTAATGTCACTATAAGGGAGCGTTTCCTTCGTTTCTTACTTGGTGATAAGCAGAAACTGACTATTCTTGTTCCAGGTGACACCGTACAGGAACTCGCCATCAGTGAGATTAAGGAGGGAGGATCAAACCATGAGCAAAATCAAACTACTTCTTGATGTGGTTTCTGATATGCGCTCTTTGGCAGACAGCATACAAGCGGTTGCTGATGCAATGGCGGGCAATGAACCTGTCGAAGTAAAAGAACCGACTACACCTGTTAAAAAACCTGCGCAAAAGAAAAAGGAGATCACTCTGGAGGAAGTTAGAGCAAAACTCGCTGAAAAGAGTCAGTCCGGTCTTACTGCTCAAGTGAGAGAAATCATCAAAAAATACGGTGGCTCTAAATTAAGCGAAGTTGACCCGAAACATTATGCAGATATGTTGAAAGATGCGGAGGTACTAGGTAATGAGTGATCACGCAGTACTTTCCGCATCGGGGTCCCATAGGTGGCTGAATTGCCTTCCATCTGCAAGATTGGAACTAGAATTTGAAAATAACGAATCCAATGCAGCTGCTGAAGGCACCGCCGCCCATGCTCTCTGTGAACATAAACTTAAAAAGGCACTTCACATGAGAAGTAAGCGTCCTGTTTCATCTTATAACACCGATGAGATGGAAGAACACAGCGATGCCTATGTGGAATTTGTAATGGAGCAGTTTGAACTGGCAAAACAAAGCTGTACAGACCCGTTAATACTTATTGAACAGCGTCTTGATTTTTCCTGCTATGTTCCACAGGGATTTGGAACCGGTGACTGCATCATTATTGCCGATAAGAAACTTCACATTATCGATTTCAAGTATGGCATGGGAGTATTGGTGGATGCGGTGGACAATCCACAGATGAAACTGTATGCACTGGGTGCTTTAGAAATTTACGATAGTTTGTACGACATCGAGGAAGTGTCCATGACCATTTTCCAGCCACGCAGAGAGAATGTCAGCACATGGACAATCCGGGTAGAGGATTTAAAAGCTTGGGCAGAAAATGAACTGAAGCCAAAGGCGAAGAAGGCCTATGAAGGCGAAGGTGACTATCTTCCGGGTGAGTGGTGTACTTTCTGCCGAGCGGCTGTTAAATGCCGTGCAAGAGCAGAAGAAAAGCTGAAATTAGCACAGATGGAATTTAAACTGCCACCCCTGCTTACGGATTCTGAAATTGAGGAAGTTCTCTCTAAATTGTCCGATCTTACAAAGTGGGCAAATGAAATCATTGCTTATGCCACGGATGCTGCCGTTAATCACGGGAAAGAATGGCATGGTTTTAAGGTAGTCGAGGGCAGATCAGTTCGGAAATATAAGGACGAAGGGGCTGTGGCTGAAGCGGCCAAGGCAAACGGATATAAGGACATCTACCGTCAGAGTCTCATAACCCTTACAGAAATGCAGAAGCTGATGGGCAAAAAGAAATTTGAGCAAATTCTTGGTGGTCTCATACATAAACCACCGGGCAAGCCAAAGCTAGTTCCAAATTCGGATAAGCGGCCAGCTATGAATATATCAAACGTAAAAAATGAATTTAACGAAATAACGGAGGAATTGGAATATGAATAATCAAAACAGAACTAAGGTTGTTACAAGCGTCAACACACGTCTTAGCTACTTTCACGGCTGGGAGCCCGTATCCATCAATGGCGGAGCGGAAAAGTATAGCGTATCGGTATTGATTCCTAAAACAGATAAGGAAACTATCAGCGCAATCAATTCAGCCGTAGATGCAGCCATTGAAGAGGGCCTTGCAAAGTTTGGTGGTAAAAAGCCTAATAAGGCTGCTATCAAACTGCCACTTCGAGACGGTGACGTAGAACGTGATGACGAGGCTTACAAAGGACATTACTTTGTAAATGCCAACAGCAAGACTCCACCCCAAATAGTAGATAAAGCAGTCAGACCTATATTGGATCGTAACGAGGTTTACAGTGGTTGTTATGCAAGAGTATCCCTGAATTTCTATGCTTTTAACTCTAATGGCAATAAGGGTGTAGCATGTGGACTTGGCAACATCCAGAAGATAAGCGATGGAGAGCCTTTAGGCGGAAGAACCAATGCAGCTGATGACTTCACAACTATTGAAGATGATGATTTTCTAGCATAAGGAATAAATACAAACGGGGTGGTGGAAGTTGTTCTTCTGTCACCTCGTTTGTATTGGAAAGAGGGGGAATTAAATGGATATAGAAGTATGGAGAGATATCCGTGGATACGAGGGAGAATATCAAGTTAGTTCTGAAGGTAGAGTTAAAAGCCTTAAAAGAAAAGTTATGAGCAGAAATTGGTATACTGGGAAGCCTTTCCTTAGAATTGTGCCAGAAAGGATATTAAAACCAGGTCAATATTGTAAAGCTGGTCATCAATCTGTTGTTTTAAGACGTGGTAGCAATAGTGTACCTGTCCACCAATTAGTTATGAAAGCATTCGTAGGAAAGCCACCAGAAGGAACAGAGGTTTTGCATATAAACGGCAATCCACAAGATAATAGGTTATTAAATTTGAGGTATGGAACCCGGACTGATAATATCCTTGATGTTTATCGCCAAGGAAAGAGATGGAGGAAACTGAGTATAGAAGATGTATACGATATTCGTTTTAGGTTGATCTGTGGATTTACTGGAAAAGAGATAGCGGATAAATACAAGGTCTCCCCAACAACTATTAGTCACATAAAAGTTGGGAGGTTATATTCGTGGCTAAAATAAACAGTCTATCTTTAGATTTAGAGACCTATAGTAGTGCCAATCTTCAAAAATGTGGAGTCTACCGTTATGCCGAGAGTGATGATTTTGAAATTCTGTTGTTTGGTTATTCGATTGATGGCGGTGTAGTTCAGGTGGTTGATCTTGCCTGCGGAGAGAAAATCCCAAAAGAAATAATCAATGCCCTTATGGATAATTCCGTTACCAAATGGGCCTTTAATGCTATGTTTGAGCGTGTGTGTCTATCAAAATGGCTTAACCTCTCTGATTATCTTGACCCTACATCCTGGAAATGTTCCATGATATGGTCGGCTTATATGGGACTTCCCCTTTCACTCGAGGGTGTCGGTGCAGTTTTAGGATTGGAAAAACAAAAATTAATAGAAGGCAAAGACCTCATTAAATATTTCTGTACACCATGCTCCCCTACTAAATCAAATGGAGGACGAGTTCGTAATCTGCCGAAACACGACATGGAAAAATGGGAGCGGTTTAAAGCATATAACCTCCGTGATGTGGAAGCCGAGATGTCAATACAGCAGAGACTATCTAAATTCCCGCTTCCAGAGAATATATGGTCAGAATATCATCTTGACCAGAAAATCAATGATCGTGGTATCGCTATTGACATGGCTTTTGTAAAACAAGCCGTCAAGATGGATGAACAGTCGCGGGAAAAGCTAATGGCTTTAATGCAGGATATAACTAATTTGGAGAATCCAAACTCTGTACAACAAATGAAAGAATGGCTTGCTGATAACGGATTGGAAACAGATAGTCTTGGTAAAAAAGCAGTTGCTGAGATGTTAAAGACAGCACCTGAACCACTAGGCACTGTTTTGGAACTTCGTCAGCAGCTTGCAAAATCATCGGTGAAAAAATATACGGCAATGGAGAATGCAGTATGCAAAGATGGTCGTGCAAGAGGAATGTTTCAGTTTTATGGAGCAAATAGAACTGGCAGATTTTCGGGCAGGCTGATTCAACTACAAAATCTCCCCCAAAACCATATGGTCGATTTGGAACAGGCCCGTGCTTTAGTTCGAAGCGGAAACTTTGATGCTCTTACTTTACTCTATGATTCAATCCCAGAGGTACTGTCGGAACTTATCCGTACTGCTTTTATACCGCGAGAAGGTAAGAAGTTCATCGTTGCAGATTTTTCAGCGATTGAGGCTCGCGTCATTGCTTGGCTTGCAGGTGAGAAATGGAGAATAGATGTATTCCAAAAAGGCGGTGACATCTACTGTGCCAGTGCGTCTCAGATGTTTAATGTACCTGTTGAAAAGCATGGTGTGAACGGTCACCTTCGTCAGAAAGGGAAAATAGCCGAACTTGCCCTCGGTTATGGTGGATCTGTTGGAGCATTAAAATCAATGGGTGCTTTGGAGATGGGAATTGAAGAAGAGGAACTTCAGCCCCTTGTAACGGCTTGGAGACAATCCAATCCCAATATCACAAAACTTTGGTGGGATGTTGACCGTGCAATAAAAACTTGTGTTAAGCAAAAAACTCCCACAGCGACACATGGCATTAAATTTATATATCAAAGTGGAATGCTCTTTATTATCCTCCCTTCTGGTAGACGGCTTTCTTATGTGAAACCTCGTATGGGAGAGAATGTGTTCGGCGGTGAATCGGTTACTTACGAAGGGGTCGGTGGGACGAAAAAATGGGAAAGAATCGAAAGCTATGGACCCAAATTTGTAGAGAATATTGTTCAGGCAATTAGTCGTGACATTTTGTGTCATGCCATGCAGACATTAAAGAATTGTTCTATTGTGGCTCATGTACACGATGAGATTATCATCGAGGCGGATATGGGAATGTCACTTTCCGCTATCTGTGAACAGATGGCTAAGACACCAACCTGGGCAAATGGTCTGTTACTCAGTGCTGACGGCTATGAGTGTCAGTTTTATCAAAAAGATTAAATTCATTGGGTATTCGGATTATCGTGTGGAAAGAGGTTGAAATATCTTCAATTTTTTTACAAAGAAAACAAGATAGCACTTATTTTATGATTAGTACGTGCTATCTTGTTTGTTTCACAAATGGCCAGATTGCCAAAGAATATTAATTTATTTTGTTGAAGAAAAGCAAATTTTAGGTTCCTTATGACATTTTTCTAATATAAGTTGTAACATTGCCTAAACAGCAACTACCTTGTGGATTGTTTACTTCACAACCACATCGGTTTTCTTTTATATTTTCGCGAATATGCTCTACAGGATTAGGAGCAAGTCCATTTTCCACATATTGTTTAATTTTTTCCTTTGTCCAATCAAAACAATAACAAATTGGGGTAGTTACTGAGTCATCTTTTTGATGTACAGCTACCTTTATGTCAGATACAATGTACCTTTTATTATTCGTATCAAAATAGACTACTTCACAATCTTCGTTTGAACAAAAATAGTGATTTTCTTTAGAGTTTAATGTTTCTAATGCAGATGGTTTAAGCAATGATTTTAGTGTAATCAACTTTACATTTTTAGCTTTATTTTTACACGATGGACAATTACCATTACTTTCAATTTTTATTTCTTTAACGTTACTACAACAATCTTCCATCATTCTTCCACCTTTACAATTTATTATTTCTGTAAGTATTCTTCTGCTTTCTTTTCTTAATCCATTAAAGTTTCGATAATAGGACATTCATAAATATTTTTGTTTTCAGGACATCTTTCTTTAAGGTCTATCAACATTTGTTCAATTTTTTTAAGATCTTCAATTTTACGCTCGATGTCCTCTAATTTAAGAACAGTAAAATCATATATGTCACGGCACTTTGCTTCGTTGTGATCGACAATCCCTAGCAATTTATCAATTTCATTTAAGGTAAATCCCAATTCCTGCATTCGTTTTATGAAATTCAATCGATCAATCGTTTGTAGGGAATACATTCGGTATCCTTTTTCGGTACGATTAGGCTCTGGAATTAATCCTAAACGCTCATAATATCGAATGGTCTCTTTGTTAACGCTACACTTTTCAGCCAGTTCTCCAATACGGTATTGCATCTATCTCACCTCGTATAAATTATAAACCCTGTACCATAGTACAGGGTCAAGGAAAGTATTTTATATTCTATTATCGTTCTACTTTCTTAAAATAAACTGTCATTTTTCAATAAGCCTTACTCGATAAATCAGGTCCGTTTGTTGAAATAAAAAACTGCTGAATCAATCTTTAAATCCATTTTAGCATATACAAATTTCGCACGATAATCAGAATTCCAAATTAATTTTTCAAAATCCTCAACAATCATTACCTCCTGTGGCTATTAGGTAGAGGGGTTTCCTCTCTGACTATATTGCAGGAGGTAATTCGTATGGACGAATTAGTAAAAATCAACTATGAAAATCAACAACCAACCGTACTCGGTCGTGATTTACATGAAGCCTTGGAAGTAAAGACCGCTTATAAAGACTGGTTTCCAAGAATGTGTGAGTACGGATTTGAGGAAGGATCAGACTTTAGCTCATTTTTGAGCGAAAGTACTGGAGGCAGACCAAGCATTGACCATCAGTTAACAATTGACATGGCAAAAGAGCTGTGCATGATACAGCGTACTCCAAAAGGGAAAGAGTGCCGTCAATACTTTCTTGAAATAGAAAGAAGATGGAATTCCCCAGAAGCAATCATGGCAAGGGCACTTCAGATTGCCAATCAACAGCTAACACAAGTAAGGAAACAAAATAAAGTGCTTGAAGGTACAGTTGCTGTTCAGAATCAGCAAATTGCAGAAATGAAACCGAAAGTCTCTTATTACGATGTGGTTTTAAATTGCAAAGACCTCATTTCCACATCAGCAATCGCCAAAGATTACGGTAAGTCAGCTATTTGGATGAACCGCTATCTTAATAAAAAGGGTATCCAATTTAAACAAGGCGGCATTTGGCTTTTATATCAGAAGTATGCGGAAAAAGGTTACACCAGCACTAAGACTCATAGCTACCTTGGCAGTAACGGGCAACAGCATACAAAGGTCCATACATATTGGACACAAAAAGGCAGACTCTTCATTTACGAACTGATGAAGGCAGACGGTATTTTGCCTCAGATAGAAATGGAGGGTGTGTAATGGGAATCAACAAATTCAATCACGAAGGATACCATGACCCAACTCCCCATGAAGCACTGACCAACATAATGAAAAAGGAAAAGGCAGAGAAAAAATCTGCCTTTAAGCCGCTTGTATATATCTGTTCTCCCTATTCCGGTGATGTAGAAGGAAACATTAAAAAGGCTCGCAGCTTTTGCAGGTTTGCATTAGACCAAAACTGTATTCCGATTGCTCCCCACCTTATGTTTCCGCAGTTTATGGATGATGAAAATCCTGTGGAACGGGAACTTGCCATATTTATGGACATCGTGCTCATGGGCAAATGCTCCGAGGTGTGGGTGCTGGGCAATACCATCTCAACCGGTATGGCGAGGGAAATTGAAGTAGCCAAGAAACGCAGACAAACGGTCAGATATTTTAGTCCGGAGCATGAGGAGGTTGAAAGCTTATGAAAATTGCAGTAGGCAATAGCCGGATGGATAGGAAATGGAAAAACAAAGATATCTCCTGGGAGGATTTTTGCTCCCGTGTAAAGACGACGCAACACACTACGGAAACAGTAGAAGAATATCGGAAACTTAAAAAAGGGCAGCAAGATGATATCAAGGATGTGGGCGGCTTTGTCGGAGGACATTTAAAAGAAGGAAGGCGAAAGAAGGGTAATGTTCTGTGTCGTTCTTTGCTTACCCTCGATATGGATTACGGTAGACCGAATATCTGGGAGCAAATCAGTATGCTTTTCGATTTCAAATGTTGCGTTTACTCCACTCATAAGCACACACCAGAAAATCCAAGACTCAGACTTATCGTTCCCCTTGCTCGTGAGATCAGCGAAGAAGCATATGCAGCTGTTGGACGTATGGTGGCAAAAGAAATTGGTATTGATCTTTTCGATGATACGACATATGAAGCTCATCGCCTTATGTATTGGCCATCCACTTCCTCTAACGGTGAATTTGTCTACGAAGAGCAGGATGGAGCATTACTTGACCCGGATATTTATCTTGCAAAATATGAAAACTGGCGAGATACGTCAACTTGGCCAGTATCAAGCAGGCAGTCTGAAGTTATAAATCGCAGTCTTAAAGAGCAAGCGGACCCGCTTTTAAAGGAAGGTGTTGTAGGAACATTCTGCCGTGCCTATCCCGTACGTGAAGCAATTGAGAAATTCTTAGGTGCAGTTTATGCACCTTCTACTATGGAAGGGCGATACGATTATATTCCAGCTGATAGTAGTGCCGGTGTGATTATCTATGATGATAAATTCGCATACAGCCACCATGCTACAGACCCAGCAAGTGGATTACTCCTCAATGCTTTTGATCTCGTTCGTATTCATAAATTCGGTTCTTTAGATGATAAAGCTTCTACCACTACAGTTCCTGGTAAGATGCCGTCTTTTGTGGCAATGTGCGAGTTTGCTATAAAAGATGAAAGAGTAAAAGTTGAGTTTTCTAAGGAAAGACAGGCACAGGCTGAAGAGGAGTTTAGTGATGAGGATTGGCAGACAGCTTTGGAATTGGATAAGCAAGGTCGGATAAAAGACACATTGGATAACATTGTCTTGATTATTCGGCATGATGAGGAATTACAACATATCGCTTTCAATTGCCACCGTGATGGGATCGATGCCAAAGGTGGCCTGCCTTGGGAACAAATCAAGGTGGGTTGGAATGATTCAGATAATGCACTTCTTAAAGTGTATTTAAGTAGCAAATACGGGGTCTATTCACCTACCAAGACCAAGGATGCTGTGTTAGCGGTAGCGGCTGAACGAGCCTACCATCCTGTTAAGGAGTACCTGGACTCCCTGCCAAAATGGGATGGAATTAGTCGAGTAGATAATCTACTAATTGATTATTTCGGTGCAACAGATAATTCCTATACAAAAGCAGTTATCCGCAAAACGATGGTTGCAGCGGTAGCCCGCATTTATAGACCAGGCACAAAGTTTGATAGTGTCCTTATCTTAAACGGTCCTCAAGGTATCGGTAAGTCAACCTTCTTTGCAAAACTTGCTGGAGATTGGTTTTCAGATAGTTTGACCATTACGGACATGAAAGATAAATCCGGAGCTGAGAAACTTCAGGGATATTGGTTATTGGAACTGGGTGAGCTTGCTGGTATGCGTAAGACGGATGTGGAAATTGTGAAGTCCTTTATTTCGAGGGCGGATGATAAATACCGTGCCAGTTATGGAGTCAACGTGGAAAGCCATCCCCGTCAATGCGTGATTGTAGGTTCTACCAATGCCGAAAGCGGATTTCTTCGGGATATTACGGGTAACCGTAGATTTTGGCCAGTCCGCATTAGCGGCAACAGTAAAAAGAAAGCTTGGCAGATGACTAAAGAGGAAGTACAGCAGATTTGGGCAGAGGCACTAGTTCTTTATGAGAAAGGAGAAAAACTCTACCTTGAAGGTGATGATGTATCCATGGCAACTAGTGAACAGGCAGATGCCATGGAAACAGATGAACGAGAAGGACTAGTTCGTACTTACTTGGATACGCTCTTGCCGGATGATTGGGACACTATGTCTTTATACGAGCGTAGAAATTTCCTCGGCGGTAGCGAATTTGGCGGCGGCACCCGTGTTGGAACAGTAAAAAGAACCCTTGTCTGCAATATGGAGATTTGGTGTGAATGTTTTGGAAAAGATGCATCCTCAATGAGAACATCTGATTCTTATGCCATCGGTGCCATTATGAGAAAGATCAGTGGGTGGAACAAGTACACCGGGAACAAGAACGGAACAATCAATTTTCCTATCTATGGAAAGCAACGAGCTTATTCCCGAACCGAGGAACAAAGCTAGTTGTACCTTACCTTGTTCTCATACTGGTTCTTTCCCTAAAGTTAGTAATGATAAGGAAAATCAACGGTTCGGAACAAGTGGAACAAGAAGTATCCTATTTATTTATAAATAGTAAAAAGAAGTAATAGTAGCCTGTGCATACACGTATACACGCGCGTATAGGAAAATTGGGTCAAAGTTGTTTTCTTGTTCCGAGCCTTTTTATATGGGAGGTATTTATGCTTGAAAAATATATCGAAAAGAAACTGGTGGCTGAGGTAAAAAAGATAGGAGGCATTGCGGCGAAGTTTGTTAGTCCGGGTTTAGATGGGATGCCAGACCGCCTAGTGCTTTTACCGCATGGAAAGATGGCTTTTGTGGAATTAAAGGCTCCCAGAAAGAAACCTCGTCCGTTACAGATTAGAAGAATAAGGCAATTACAGAAGTTAGGCTTTACTTGCTATGTCATTGACGATGTTGAGCAGATTGGAGGGATACTGAGTGAAATACAATCCTCATAAATATCAGACCTATGCAACGAACTTCATTCTAGATCATCCCATTGCTGCGGTGTTTCTAGAAATGGGTCTTGGCAAAAGTGTCATTACTCTAACGGCTATATTTGATTTATGTCTTGATAGTTTTGAAATTGGAAAGGTTCTGGTCATTGCTCCACTTCGGGTAGCAAGGGATACTTGGCCAGCTGAGATAAATAAGTGGGAGCATTTAAAAGGGCTGGAGTTTTCGGTAGCGATTGGAACAGAGCAGGAGCGATTGGCGGCTCTTAGAAAACCTGCAAGTGTCTACCTTATAAATAGAGAAAATGTGGACTGGTTAGTAAACAAAAGTGGCATCCCTTTTGACTATGACATGGTGGTAATCGATGAGCTATCATCCTTTAAATCCTATGGTGCAAAAAGATTTAAAAGTTTACTAAAAGTAAGGCCGAGGGCAAAACGGATCGTGGGTCTTACGGGTACACCCTCCAGTAATGGGTTAATGGATTTGTGGGCAGAGTTTCGTATTCTCGACATGGGTAAAAGACTCGGCAGATACATAACTCACTACCGCAATTCCTTTTTTACACCGGATAAACGTAATCAGCAAATCGTATTTTCATATAAACCATTGCCAGGTGCTGAAGATGCCATATATCGGCTCATTTCGGATATCACCATTTCCATGAAATCAGTCGATTTTCTGAAAATGCCAGAGTGCGTTATCAATGAAGTGCCCGTGTATCTGAATGACAAAGAACAATCCGTATATGATCACTTTCGTGAAGAGATGGTTCTTGAATTTGCTGATGAAGAAATAGATGCCATGAATGCAGCAGTCCTTTCTGGCAAACTCCTGCAAATGGCAAATGGTGCTATCTATGATGATGATAAAAACTCTCATATTATCCACGACCGCAAGCTAGATGCTCTTGAGGATTTAATTGAAGGTGCTAACGGAAAACCTGTGCTTATTGCCTATTGGTATAATCATGATTTAGAGCGTATTAAGACAAGATTCAATGTCAGAGAAATTAAGACTTCCAAGGATATCAAGGATTGGAACAACGGCGATATTTCTGTAGCGGTTATCCATCCTGCATCTGCGGGACACGGCCTTAACTTACAAAGTGGTGGTTCAACGCTTATCTGGTTTGGACTTACTTGGAGTCTGGAACTCTATCAGCAAACAAACGCGAGACTTTGGAGACAAGGTCAAAATGAAACCGTAGTTATCCATCACATTATTACAAAAGGCACGATTGATGAAGATGTGATGAGGGCCTTGAAACGAAAGGAAAAGACACAATCCGATCTTATCAATGCGGTCAAAGCAAATCTTGGGAAAGCGAGGGGTGTTGTATGATGGATGCATTTGAAAAGCTGGCAAATGCCATTATTCTACAGGCGGTCAAAGATTATCGTTTTGCTCTGAAAAGACTAGCAAAACACCCTCGCAATGATTCTGCTTTATATACAAAACGTGAGGTTGAGTGCTTCTTTCATTCTGGATTGTTCAATGTCCTCACCTCCCTAAACCCTGACATGTTAATTCAACAGCTACAAGAGGAGGTGGTGCGATGATGACGGCTAAGGAATTCCTAAAACAGGCCTATCGTCTGAATGAATTGATTAATTCCGACCTTGAAGAGTTACAAAACTTAAGGGAACTATCAAGAAGTGTTTCATCCCCCGTTCTTGAGGAAAAAGTCAGTCGAACCAAGTGTACTGACCCACCCTTTGAAAAGTATGTGATTAGAATAGTAGATTTGGAGCAACAGATACAACATGAGGTTGAACGATTAATAAAGCTGAAGTCAGATATCCGTGAAGCGATTAACCAGATGGAAAACGTGGATGAGAAGCTACTCCTTCGCTACCGATACATTAACTTTCTTAACTGGGAAGAAATCTGTGTCAACCTTAATGTTTCTATGAGAACCGTGCATAGACTTCATTCATCCGCTTTGCAACACTTAAAGGTTCCCAAATAAAAGTTGGCACACTTTGGCACAGTTTGGCATACGATGACACTGTTTGTCCGCAGTGAAAGTTATATAATGGTAGTATGGAATATTAGTAAACGGAAGCCTTCACGGGAGCATTTCTCCTGCGAGGGCTTTTTCTATGGGCAAAAGGAGGTGCAAGTATGCCAAAGAAACCTAAGCGACCGTGCTCTTACCCCGGTTGCCCAGAGCTGACTGACAAGCGCTTTTGTGAAGAGCATAGCAAGAAGGAAGCTGCACGGTATGAGAAGTATCAGCGTGATCCAGCAACCCGTAAACGTTATGGTCGTGCTTGGAAAAGGATACGTGACCGCTACATTGCGGCTCATCCTCTTTGTGAGGAATGTAAAAGAGAAGGAAAGCTGACCCCAGCGGCTGAAGTGCATCACATTCTTCCTCTTGCAAGAGGAGGAACTCACGATAGAAGCAATCTGATGGCTCTTTGTACTCCTTGCCACTCTGCAATCACAGCAAGAGATGGAGACCGTTGGGGAACCCGGTAGGGGGAGTCAAATCTCTACAGCTTTTCATTTGTGTAACGGGCGTGGGGCAACGCGTGAAAATTCGCGGTTTCAAACAGGGTAATAGACCCATCAACGAAAAGAGGTGAGTGAATGGCCAAAGATGGAACAAATCGTGGCGGTGCCCGTATAGGCTCTGGTCAAAAAAAGAAACCACTTGCTGATAAAATTGCACAGGGAAATCCAGGTAAGAGAAAGCTTGAAGTCGTTGAGTTCCAAAATACCGCTGACCTGAAGGGGCAGGAAATGCCAAAGCCAAGGGCCATGCTCTCAGCGGTGCAAAAGGACGGGAAAACCCTAGTAGCCAGCGAGATTTATGAAATTACTTGGAAATGGCTTGAGGAGCGAGGCTGTGCCCATTTGGTGCTCCCACAGCTTCTAGAACGATATGCCATGAGTGCGGCCAGATGGATACAGTGTGAGGAGGCGGTAACTGAGTTTGGCTTTCTTGCCAAGCATCCAACTACCGGCAATGCTATTCAAAGTCCATATGTAGCTATGAGTCAGAACTTTATGAGTCAGACAAACAGATTGTGGATGGAGATTTATCAAATCGTTAAAGAGAATTGTGCTACAGAGTATTCTGGTTTAAACCCACAGGACGATGTGATGGAGCGACTGCTATCTGCCCGCAGAGGAAAATAAAGATGAGGAGATATATAATGAGTAAAAGATATTTAACAGCTGAAAGTGTATGTGCTGGACATCCTGATAAACTATGCGACATCATAGCAGATAGCATTTTAGAAGCATGTTTACGTAAAGACAAAGCATCACGTGTCGCTTGTGAGGTAATGGCAACCAAAGGGAAAATTATCGTGGCGGGCGAAATCTCCTGCAGCGAGAAAATAGACATCCGATACATTGTTAGGAATGTCCTTAAAGAGGTTGGATACAACCCTCTTAAATTCTTGATTTATGTATTTGTACACAAACAAAGTGTAGATATTGCAACTGGTGTGGATACTGCACTGGAAGTAAGAAATGGGATAAACGAACAGTATGGTTCGATAGGTGCTGGAGACCAAGGAACTGTGTATGGCTATGCTACAAAGGAAACAGGAGAAATGCTTCCCCTACCCCTTGTACTATCTCACAGGATTGTAAAGAGACTGGATGATTGCCGAAAAGGGAAACTGATAAAAGGTATCCACCCAGATGGTAAAGCGCAGGTGACGGTGGAATATGAAGGGGACACTCCAGTGAGAATAAAGACGATTGTGATTTCTGTGCAGCATGATAAGAATAAAACACAGGAAGAACTTAAGGCAGATCTTCTTAACAATGTCTTATGGCAATGCTTTGAGGATTTCCCTTTTGATGATGAAACAGAACTTCTCGTCAATCCATCTGGTCAGTTTGTTCTTGGTGGTCCCGCTGCCGATACAGGCTTAACTGGTAGAAAAATTATGGTTGATACCTATGGAGGACTTGCATCCCATGGAGGTGGCGCACTTAGTGGTAAAGACCCCACCAAAGTTGACCGAAGCGGTGCCTATATGGCTCGGTACATTGCAAAGCATATCGTCTGGTGTGGATATGCAAAGAGATGTGAAGTTAGTATATCCTATGCCATTGGTAAGGCAAATCCTGTAGCCTTTTATGTAAATACCCTTGGCACAGGTATTGTTTCTGACGAAATATTAACTCTTGCTGCACAGGAGATTTTCAACTTAAGACCTGCGGCAATCATAGAGAAGTTGCGTCTAAGGAATGTGATTTACTCTGATACAGCTGTTTATGGTCACTTTAATAGTTGTCTATTCCCGTGGGAGGATGTAAATAAGTACAGTGAATTTAGAAGGGCGGTGGAAAAGTATGTTGATAGAGAAGATAAAAACTAAACAACTCATCCCCGCTGATTATAACCCAAGGAAGGATTTAAAACCGGGTGATCCGGAATATGAGAAACTAAAACGCTCCCTTGAGGAGTTTGGATATGTAGAACCCGTAATATGGAATAAGACCACAGGCAGAGTCATCGGAGGTCATCAGCGTTTGAAAATCCTGCTGAGTATGGGCATGGATGAGATAGAATGCGTAGTTGTTGAAATGGATGAGCAAAAGGAGAAGGCGCTGAACATTGCACTAAATAAAATAAGTGGTGATTGGGATAAAGACAAATTAGCACTTCTCATCACGGACTTAAATGCTTCAGACTTTGATGTGTCTTTGACAGGTTTTGACCCAGGAGAGTTGGACGATCTTTTCAAGGATTCCCTTAAGGATAATATAAAAGAAGATGATTTCGATGTAGACAGCGAGCTGAAAAAGCCCGCTGTTTCGCATTTAGGGGATGTTTGGCTACTTGGGCAGCATCGATTAGTCTGCGGAGACAGTACAAAGAAAGACACCTTTGATGTCTTGATGGATGGGAAAACTGCTAATTTGGTAGTTACGGACCCTCCATATAACGTTAACTATGAAGGCACCGCTGGAAAAATCAAAAATGACAATATGGCTAACGAAGCGTTCTACGATTTCCTGCTTGCAGCATTTCAGAACACCGAAGCAGCGATGGTAAAGGACGCTTCTATTTATGTATTCCATGCGGATACCGAAGGACTCAATTTTAGAAGAGCATTCTCTGATGCGGGGTTTTATCTTTCCGGTACTTGTATATGGAAAAAGCAGTCCCTTGTTCTCGGTCGCTCCCCTTATCAGTGGCAGCATGAGCCTATTCTCTTTGGGTGGAAAAAGAAAGGTAAGCATAACTGGTATTCCGATAGAAAGCAGACCACCATCTGGGAATTTGAGAAACCGAAGAAAAACAGTGATCATCCTACGATGAAGCCAGTTGCACTTGTGGCCTACCCTATTTTGAATTCAAGCCTTTCTAATTGTATCGTGCTTGATCCTTTTGGTGGTTCAGGAAGCACACTGATTGCCTGTGAGCAGACAGATAGAATCTGTTACACCATTGAACTGGATGAAAAGTACTGCGATGTCATCGTGAAAAGGTATATTGAGCAAGTCGGAAATTCTGATGGTGTGTTTCTTTTAAGAGATGGTTCGAAATTCCGATATTGTGATTTGCCAGTGGTGAGTGAAGATGAGTAAATTGACACTTGGCTCCCTATTTGATGGCAGTGGTGGTTTTCCTTTAGGTGGTTTGCTTTGTGGCATTGAGCCTTTATGGGCATCTGAAATTGAGCCGTTTCCTATACGGGTTACGACCAAACGCATCCCTCAGATGAAGCATAATGGGGATATCAACAAATTGAATGGTGCGGAGCTTCCGCCTGTAGATATTATAACCTTTGGCTCTCCCTGCACGGATATGAGTGTGGCGGGTAAAAGAGCTGGTCTGGATGGAGAGCAATCCGTCCTTTTTTATGAAGCAATCCGAATTATCAAGGAAATGAGGTGTAAGACCAATGGACAATATCCAAGGTATGCAGTATGGGAAAATGTCCCCGGCGCATTCTCATCAAATAAAGGAGAAGACTTCAAGGCAGTCCTCGAAACGGTCATCAGCGTCAAAGAGCCGAACACCTCGGTGCCTTTTCCTGAAAAAAGACGATGGCCTTACGCAGACATCTATATGGGAGACAGATGGAGTGTGGCTTACCGAACTATCGATGCGCAATATTTCGGAGTCCCCCAACGTCGTCGTAGAATCTACCTTGTCGCAGATTTTGCAGACAAATGTGCCGGAGAAATACTATTTGAGTCCGAAGGCATGCCAAGGAATTTTACGCCGGGCGGCAGCCCGTGGCAAAGAACTGCCGACAATGCTAAAAACTGCACTGGAAAAACAGGCGATAGCATAACTTGCCTAAATGACCAAGGCGGAAGAGTGATGTCTGTTTCTAAAGATATTACTGCAACGCTTCGTGCAGAGGAACATGGACATCAGCCTTGCATAATGCAGTCAAGTGGATTTTGTACCGAACACAGCGCCAAGAGTAGAAGTGTTGGTTATGAGGAAGAACGCTCACCTACCCTTAGAGCAGGTGTTGTTCCAGGTACAGTCATGTCCTTTGAACCGGGCGCTGCTTCTCGAGTTGGTGGTCATACTGACGAAAACTTAAGTGGATCACTTCGTGCAAACATGGGAGATAATCAAACGGCAGTTGTAATAGAAAATCATCCAACTGATAGCCGTGTGAAACTTTCCGAGGATAATAAAGTACAGACGCTGACCTCTCGGATGGGAACTGGTGGAGGGAATGTCCCCCTTGTTATGAACACTCCTAAAACGTTAAAAATCCGCTCCGGCTGTGAAGGCGGTGGTAAGGGTGCATTGATACAAGATGATAAGTCTGCAACTCTTGGATGCAATAATGATCAAACCGTTTTTGTGCCTACCGCATATGGCATCTGCTCTGATAAAAGCAATTCCATGCAGTCTAGCAATCCGCATAGCGGTATATATGAAGCGGATACTTCTCGAACCATTGATGCCAATGGAGGAAATCCAGGATGTAATCAAGGTGGTATTGCAGTGGTTGCTCTTCAAGGCTCGATGATTGGAAGAGAGGATAAAAACGGTCCCCAAGGAAGCGGTATAGATGAAGAGGTTTCTTTTACACTTAATACCGCTGATCGTCATGCTGTTGCCTATGCCATGACTACCGGAGCCTATGCACAGGTTGAAGAAGATAAAGCACCTACTCTATTGTCGAGAGATTATAAGGATGCTCCTGTTGTGACTCAGCCTTCTTACGGTATTGATCGGGCGGCTTTTAATCAAGGACAGAACGCTCTTTATAAACCGACTATAGATGAAGAACAGCAACCTACGCTTACAGCAAAAGGTCCTGGAGCAGTGGCACAACCAGCATCATTTTATCCTCAGATGAAAGCTGAAAGTCAATGCTACAGACAGGACGGTACATCAAATACGATTATCAATGGCACCAATCCAGGCTATCAAAATGGATTGGTTGAACTGGACTATATTGTTCGAAGGCTTACACCAACGGAATGTGCAAGATTGCAAGGCTTCCCCGATGATTGGTGTGATGACCTTGGTACGGAAAATCCTACAGAAGATGAAATTTCATTCTGGACGGAGGTTTGGGAAACCCACCGCAAAATTATAGGTAAAAGTAAAAAGCCAAAAACAAGAAATCAGATTATAAAATGGCTTAACAATCCTCATTCTGATTCAGCTGAATACAAAATGTGGGGTAATGGTGTAGCACTTCCATGCGTTTGTTTTGTGCTGACTGGCATTGTGTTATCTACACAAAATACCGCCGATTAATGGAAACGTATTTTCTACAGAAAGATGCTCTAAATGACTTGATAATAACAGCTTTTAGAGTGATATATGTACGTACCGAAAGTAGAAAGGCGGTATGAAAATGCAGATTAACTATAATGTTACAGGACCAAAAAGAAAAGCACTGGTTAACGCAATCAGCCAAGAACTAAATGCCCCTGTAAAATATCTCGGAGCACCTACATTTGCATATGAGGTGGCAGACTACAATGTTAACAAAAACGGAGTTCTAAGTGGACCAGACAATAAGGAACTGGTCGATGATCTATTGAGATTTCACGATCTCAAAGCAATTTCAGAAGAATTTGACACACCACTTCCGAAAGCAGAAGTAAATGAAAGGGAAGAATCTATCAATCTGATAATTCAAATGCCACGGGCGGATTTTACCGACACGGCAATCGAGAACCTAAAAGGATTAGTAGAAAGTAAAGCTACTCTTATAAAGAAAGCACTTGATACGGACTCCATTCCCATCATTGAAGATGAGGAATATGTCACCTTCCCTTGGTTTCAAGGTAAGTGCGCCTCAGAGGAGGTTAAGGCATACACCCATTTTGTCACGGCACTTTGCGAAATGGCGAAAAAACAGACCCGTGTCAATTCCACCGAGAAATCAGTAGAGAATGAAAAGTACGCTTTCCGTTGCTTCCTGCTAAGGCTTGGTTTTATAGGACCAGAATATAAGATGGGACGAAAGATTCTCCTCTCGAGGCTTTCAGGTAGCTCCGCTTTCAAAAGCGGAACGTTCAAGCAGGAGGTGAGTGAACAATGAATATCATTCACCCTGAAATGTTAAAGCAACTAAGAAGCTATTACACTCCAGGAACTCGTGTCATGCTACTTAAAATGAACGACCCTTATACCAAACTTCAAACTGGATCTAAAGGTACGGTTACTAGTGTTGACGACATAGGAACGATTCATGTCAGTTGGGATTCCGGTGGCTCTCTTGGAGTGGCCTTTGGTGAGGATTTATGCAAGAAAATCGAAGAGTAAAACATACACAATTTAAGCCAATTGTGGCAGTAAATATGTAGATTTATATTGTAGTATTGTTTTCGAAGGAGTCAACTAATGAATGAAATAATCAAGGAACAAATCCTTTCCATCCGAGAAAGTGGAGTCACAAATATGTTTGATGTGAACCGAGTCCAGTATGAAGCAAATGAACGAGGGTTTTATGAATTGGTAGTTTATATAATAGACCATAAAGCGGAATATGCTCATTTCATACTGACGGGGGAAGTGGATGAAAATAAGTAAATAAAATTAAACTAGGATAAGAAGAAGGGCTTCATCTATAGGATTGAGGCTCTTTTCTTTTGTCCTTTTTCATAAAGGGGCGGTGTTTATGCGGAAACTGAAGAAATATAAGCCGACCGCCTTTATAGCTGATGGTTCATATTACGATGAGGATGCTGCTGATTACGCTGTAGCTTTTATCGAAGCACTCTCCCATACGAAAGGTTTATGGGCAGGTAAGCCTTTTGAACTTATCGATTGGCAGGAGCAAATAATCCGTGATTTATTCGGAATTTTAAAGCCAGATGGATATCGGCAGTTTAACACTGCTTATGTAGAGATACCTAAAAAGATGGGAAAAAGCGAGCTTGCCGCAGCAATTGCGCTTCTCCTCACTTGCGGTGATGGTGAAGAACGGGCAGAGGTGTACGGTTGTGCCGCTGACCGCCAGCAGGCATCAATTGTATTTGAAGTAGCAGCCGATATGGTGCGGATGTGTCCAGCGCTGAATAAACGAGTAAAGTTGCTTGCTTCAACTAAGCGATTGGTGTACCTGCCGACCAACAGCTTCTATCAGGTATTGTCGGCTGAAGCCTACTCCAAACACGGCTTCAATATACATGGTGTTGTTTTTGATGAACTTCATACTCAGCCAAATCGGAAACTATTTGATGTTATGACGAAAGGATCTGGGGATGCAAGGACCCAACCGCTGTATTTTCTTATCACCACTGCGGGGACGGATACTCAGAGTATCTGCTACGAAACACACCAAAAAGCGGTTGATATTATTGAGGGCAGAAAATACGATCCTACCTTTTATCCCGTAATCTATGGTGCCAAAGAAGAGGATGATTGGACAGATCCAAAAGTGTGGAAGAAAGCAAATCCAAGCTTGGGAATTACGGTGGGGATTGACAAGGTAAGGGCTGCTTGTGAAAGTGCAAAGCAGAACCCAGCTGAGGAAAATAGCTTCCGGCAATTGCGCTTGAATCAATGGGTTAAACAGTCTGTCCGTTGGATGCCAATGGCAAAATGGGATGCCTGTGCATTTCCAGTTATTCCAGAAAGTCTTGAAGGGCGGGTATGTTATGGAGGTCTTGACCTATCTTCTACAACAGACATTACAGCCTTTGTGTTGGTGTTTCCACCGGAGGATGAAACAGATAAATACGTTGTTCTTCCGTATTTTTGGATGCCAGAGGACAACATTGACCTCCGAGTCCGAAGAGACCATGTGCAATACGATCTTTGGGAGAAGCAAGGGTATATTCTAACTACAGAAGGCAATGTAGTACATTACGGCTACATTGAGCGGTTTATTGAGGAACTTGGAGAAAAGTATAACATTCGAGAAATTGCTTTTGACCGTTGGGGAGCTGTTCAAATGGTTCAGAACCTTGAAGGATTAGGCTTTACTGTCGTTCCTTTCGGTCAAGGCTTTAAAGATATGTCACCACCAACCAAAGAACTGATGAAATTGACATTAGAAGAAAGAATAGCGCACGGTGGGCATCCAGTACTTCGTTGGATGATGGACAACATCTTTATAAAAACTGATCCGGCGGGCAACGTGAAGCCGGATAAAGAAAAAAGTACAGAAAAAATAGATGGCGCGGTGGCAACTATCATGGCACTTGATCGTGCTATTCGTTGTGGCTCAGGTAATAGTGGAGATTCGGTGTATGACGAGCGAGGTTTGATTGTCTTTTAAACCTTAATGGTTAGCACAATGTTTATATTCGGAGGTGATGCCTATGAATCTAATAAAAGGACTGTTTCGTTCAAGAGACAAACCGCAAAATCGTGTGGGTAGTGCGTTCTCCTTCCTGTTTGGCGGTACGTCATCTGGCAAAATGGTTAATGAACGTACTGCAATGCAGGCAACAGCAGTGTATGCCTGCGTAAGGATATTAGCTGAAGCGATTGCCGGACTGCCACTTCATGTATATAGATATCGTTCTGATGGAGGTAAAGAAAGGATTCCTTTCCATCCGCTGTATTACCTTCTTCATGATGAACCAAATCCAGAGATGACTTCATTCGTGTTTCGAGAAACACTGATGAGTCATCTTTTACTTTGGGGAAATGCCTATGCACAGGTGGTCAGAAACGGTCGTGGGCAGGCAGTTGCACTTTATCCCCTACTTCCTAACAAGATGGAAGTTAGTCGAGCAACAAACGGAGAGCTGGTCTATACCTACTATCGTGATACTGATGAAAGTGGCCTAAACCCAAAAGGTGGCTATGTCACACTCCGTAAAGATGAAGTTCTACACATACCTGGCTTAGGTTTTGATGGACTCATTGGCTATAGCCCAATCGCTATGGCGAAAAATGCAATCGGTATGTCACTTGCTACTGAAGAGTACGGTGCGGCATTCTTTGCCAATGGTGCTAATCCCGGAGGTGTGCTGGAACACCCAGGAGTAATCAAAGATATACAGAGGGTCAAGGATAGTTGGAATAGTGCCTACCAAGGCACAGGCAATGCTCACAAAATTGCTGTGTTGGAAGAGGGCATGAAGTTCCAAGCCATTGGTATCCCGCCTGAACAGGCACAATTCCTAGAAACACGGAAATTCCAAATTAATGAGATTGCGAGGATTTTCCGAGTACCGCCCCATATGGTGGGAGATTTAGAGAAATCCAGTTTCTCCAATATTGAGCAGCAGTCTTTGGAGTTTGTAAAATACACCCTCGATCCTTGGGTGGTGCGATGGGAACAAAGTCTCCAGCAATCGCTTATTTTGCCTTCTGAGAAAACTTCACTGTTTATCAAGTTCAATTTGGACGGTCTGCTTCGTGGTGATTACCAAAGTCGTATGAATGGCTACGCTACAGGTCGTCAAAATGGCTGGATGTCAGCCAACGATATCCGTGAACTGGAGGACATGAACAGAATACCGGCTGAGGAAGGCGGCGATTTATATCTGGTTAACGGAAATATGACAAAACTGGCTGACGCAGGTGCGTTTGCCAAAACCGAAGGAGGTCAGTAAATGAGGAAGTTTTGGAACTGGGTGCGAGATTCTGATGAAGAACGTACCCTCTATTTAAATGGAGTGATATCCGAAGAAACGTGGTGGGGCGATGAGGTCACACCTAAGATTTTTAAAGATGAATTGCTGGCAGGCACCGGCGATATTACGGTGTGGATTAATTCCCCTGGTGGTGATGTGTTCGCAGCAGCCCAGATTTATAACATGCTGATGGAGTATACCGGAAAAGTCAATGTAAAGATTGATGGGCTTGCGGCAAGTGCGGCATCCGTTATTGCAATGGCTGGTGGAGATGTATATATGTCCCCTGTTTCCATGCTGATGATCCATAACCCATCAACGATTGCTATCGGTGACAGTGAGGAAATGTTGCGGGCAAAGGCTCTATTGGATGAGGTCAAGGAAAGCATTATTAATGCCTATGAGTTAAAAACGGGTCTTTCCCGAACAAAGCTCTCCCATCTGATGGACGCAGAATCATGGATGAATGCGAATAAAGCCATTGAACTTGGTTTTGCAGACAAGATCATGTTCATGGAAAGTGAAACACCAGATTTGACGGATAGTCTTATCTTTAGCAGGATGGCGGTTACTAACTCGCTTATCAGCAAACTGCCAAAACAACCAAAACAGAAAACAGGTACACCCATTGAGTCGCTGGATAAGCGGCTTTCTTTAATTTTGCACTAATTTAAAGGAGGAAATAACAATGAGTAAAATTCTTGAATTGCGTGAGAAACGCGCTAAAGCTTGGGACGCAGCAAAGGCATTCCTTGATTCAAAACGTGGCGGTGACGGACTGTTATCCGCTGAGGACACGACAACCTATGAAAAAATGGAAGCAGACGTGGTGGCTCTTGGCAGGGAAATTGAGCGTTTGGAACGTCAAGCAACTATTGACTTGGAACTGTCGAAAGCAATCAGTAACCCAATTACGAACGAACCTACTAGAACTGGAGAGGAAAAGACTGGTCGTGCAAGTGCTGAATACAAAAAAGCTTTCTGGAACGCTATGCGTGACAATGTCAGCTATGAAGTAAGAAACGCTCTAAAGATTGGCACCGATTCTGAAGGCGGATTCCTTGTGCCAGATGAGTTTGAGCGTAATTTAGTAGAAGCTCTAGAGGAAGAAAATATTTTCCGTAGGTTGGCCAATGTAATCACTACATCTTCTGGTGACCGTAAGATTCCTGTTGTTGCAAGCAAAGGCACAGCTAGCTGGATAGATGAAGAAGGAGCCATTCCAGAAAGTGATGACAGCTTCGGTCAAGTATCGATTGGTGCTTATAAACTAGCAACGATGATTAAAGTCTCTGAGGAACTGCTAAATGATTCCGTGTTTAATCTCGAAAGCTATATCACGAGAGAATTCGCACGTCGTATTGGTAACAAGGAGGAGGAAGCCTTCTTTGTAGGTGACGGTACAGGAAAGCCAACAGGCATTCTTAATGCGACAGGAGGCGGCCAAGTTGGTGTTACTGCGGCAAGTGCCACTGCCATCACTTTGGATGAGGTATTAGATTTATTCTACAGCTTAAAAGCACCTTATCGTAATAAGGCAGTATTCGTAATGAACGATGCCACAATAAAGGCTATTCGTAAATTGAAAGACGGTAATGGGCAATACCTATGGCAACCTTCCATCCAGGCAGGAACACCTGATATGATCCTTAACCGTCCGCTGTACACCTCAGCATATGTACCTACTATTGAAGCAGGTGCAAAGACTGTGGTATTCGGTGATTTTAGTTATTACTGGGTGGCAGACCGTCAAGGACGAGTATTCAAACGCTTAAATGAACTCTATGCTGTCACAGGTCAAGTAGGATTTATTGCGACTCAACGAGTTGACGGAAAGCTTATCTTACCGGAGGCCGTTAAGGTACTCCAACAGAAAGCCTAACGGAGGTGCTTTATGAGTTATAACACGAAGAACTATACCGAACAAGGCGGAGAAAAAACTGTTATCGGTGGCGTTTTAGAAATTAAAGAGGGGGCCTCGGTTACGGGGCTTCCTGTTCTTGAAAATCAGGCAGACAGCATAGCTACCGATGTTGCTGGATTAGTTACGGACTTCAATTCTCTGCTCGCCAAACTAAAGGCAGCGGGGCTTATGGAGACTGACTAAGGTGGAATGTAAAGGAGGTTGGTAGTATGGCAGTGGCAGATAATCTCTTGCCTAAAGTTAAAGCGAACTTAATTTTAACGCATGATCAGGATGATTCCCTCCTTATTGGATTTATCACTGCTGCAGTTTCATATGCACAGAGCTATCAGCATGTTCCTGAAAACTATTATGAAACCCATGCCATGCCTCCAACAACAGAACAGGCAGTGATTATGTTGTCGAGTCATTTCTATGAAAGCAGGGATGGCTCGACGGCAGGTTTCTTTGCAGATAGTGTACAGGCGGGGCAACAAGTATGGAACACAGTGAACTTACTTTTACGACTTGACCGAGAGTGGGGTGTTTAGTATGAGTTTTGGAAAGATGAACACCTTCATCGATATCATCTGTACGGTACCAATAAAGGATGAGGAAGGCTTCGCCACAAAAGGTGACAACATACTCGCTAGTGTACTTGCTTATAAGGAAGATCGGCATGGCAGTGAACGGTGGACGAATATGGCATCATTTTCATCTGCAACTTCCCTATTCAGGTTCAGGAAAATCTTCGGACTTAAGGTGACGAATGAAATGGTCATCGTCTGTGATGATGGAAGATATCAGATTTTAAGTGTTGAGGATGTAAGAAATCGAGGAATGTATGTCGAGGTTTTAGCTGAAAAGCTAGAACCAACTGTGAGGTGATGGATATGGCAAAAGCGAATATAAAGATGCCAGAAGAATTCCTTTTAAAGGTATCTCGATTAGCTGACCAGACCGATGTGATTCTTCCTAAGGTTTTGGAAGTTGGCGGTGAAGTGGTGCTGGATAAAGTTAAAGGAAATCTAAGTAAGGTGGTTGGCAAGGGCACGAAATATCCATCTGAAAGTACGGGCGAGCTGCTATCTTCATTAGGACTCTCGAGTGCAAAGCAGGATAGAAACGGTAACTTCAATGTAAAAGTTGGCTTTGCTGAGCCGCGATCTGACGGTGAGAGCAATGCTAAACTTGCCAGCATCATCGAATATGGCAAACATGGTCAGCCTGCAAAACCCTTCCTAAAGCCTGCGAGGAATACATCCAGGAAACCTTGCATCAACGCAATGGTCGCCAAGCTGGAGGAGGAGATCGAGAAAATATGAATATTTTAGAGGAATTGAATACCCTTGTTTCCACTATACCGCTTCCCGTGGAAACCGGGGTTTTTTCAGGTTTGGCACCAGATGAGTATGTCGTGATTCTCCCTCTTTCGGATATTTTTGAAGTTCATGCTGATAACCGTCCAGGCTTTGATGTGCAGGAAGCGAGGATATCACTGTTCTCTAAAAATAACTATCTAAGGCGGAAAAGACAGCTCACAACTTCTTTAATAAATGCAGAGTTTACTGTGACAGAACGAAGATATATCGGTCACGAGGATGATACTGGATATCATCATTACGCCATCGATGTGGCTAAAAACTATAGATTGGAGGAATAACACATGGCAACTATCGGTCTTGATAGACTGTACTATTCAAAAATAACCGAGGACGCTAACGGTGAGGAAACTTATGCCCAACCTTCTGTACTTGCAAAAGCCATCACTGCTGAACTTTCGGTAGAACTAGTGGAAGCCATTCTGTACGCTGACGACGGTGCGGCGGAGGTTGTGAAAGACTTTAACAGTGGTACTCTCACCCTCGGTGTAGACGACATTGGTCCGACGGTCGCAGCGGATTTAACTGGCGCTTCTACTGATGACAACGGAGTACTAATCTCAGCCAGTGAAAACGTGGGTACACCCGTTGCAGTGGGGTTTCGTGCGCAAAGGGCTAATGGAACATATCGCTATTTTTGGCTGTATCGTGTTAAGTTTGGACTACCAGCTACCAACTTACAGACAAAGGCTGATTCCATTACCTTTTCTACACCCACCATTGAAGGAACCGTTATGCGCAGGAATAAGCTGGATGGATTGGGCAAGCACCCATGGAAAGCGGAAGTTACAGAAGGTGATCCTGGTGTTTCATCGACCACCATAACAGGCTGGTTCACTGAGGTCTATGAACCTGTCTATACACCTGAACCATAGGAGGAGAAATAATGGACAATGATAGAAGTGCCACAATCAACATAGGTGACAAAGAGTATGAACTGGTTTTAACTACACGAGCTACAAAGGCCATTGCCGGTCGTTACGGTGGTCTTGAAAACCTTGGAGAAAAACTGATGAAATCAGAAAACTTCGAGATGGCACTGGATGAGATTGTTTGGCTCATCACGCTGCTTGCAAACCAGTCCATTTTGATTCGAAACCTAAAGAATAAGAATGCACCAGAAGAATTACTGACAGAGGAAGAAGTAGAGCTTCTTACCTCACCGCTTGATTTATCGGCATATAAAACTGCAATTACCGAGGCGATGTTCAAAGGTACAAAGCGAAATGTAGAAAGTGAGGAGGAAACTCCAAAAAACGTGGAAGTCGGGTAACGGACGATGAGGTCTTTACCCGGCTTCTTTATTATGGAACAATTCAGATGGGCATGGAGACAGAGGAATTCTGGCTTATGCCAATTGGGCTGTTTTTTGATTTATGGACTTGTCATAAACAATGGCATGGTATTGAAAAGCCAAAGAAAACACGGACCATTGACGATATTATCCCACCAGGTATTTAGGAGGAGGTGAAGGCATGGCAGACAATTTTGGTTTAAAAATAGGTGTTGAAGGCGAGCGTGAATTCAAGAACGCACTGAGAGAAATCAATCAATCATTTAAAGTATTGGGCAGTGAAATGGCCCTTGTAACGAGTCAGTTTGATAAAAACGATAAATCCATTCAGTCAGTTACCGCTCGTAATGCCGTTTTGAATAAAGAAATTGACGCACAGAAAGAAAAGATCTCTACCCTTAAGGCTGCCCTTGATAATGCCTCCTCCTCTTTTGGTGAAAATGACCGCCGTACTCAGAACTGGCAGATTCAGCTGAACAGGGCACAAGCAGAACTGAACGGTATGGAGCGTGAACTTGAGGAGTCCACAGTTGAAGCCGAGAATCTTGGTGAAGAGTTAGAGGATTCCGGTAAAAGTGCAGAAGACGCAGGTGGCAGGTTTGAAAAGCTTGGCGGTGTACTAAAGGGAATTGGTGTGGCTATGGGTGCAGTTGCCGTTGCAGCTGGAGCCGCTGCTATTAAGTTAGGTAAAGAAGTAGTCACACAATTTGGGGAGCTGGAACAAAACTTAGGTGGATCGGAGGCGGTTTTTGGAGCATACGCTGCATCGATTCAGAAAACCGGTGAGGAAGCCTATAAAAACCTCGGTATTTCCCAAAGTGAGTATCTTGCTACTGCCAATAAAATGGGTGCGTTGTTTCAAGGCTCTGGCATCCAGCAACAGAAAAGTCTTGAACTAACCGAAAAGGCCATGCAACGTGCAGCGGACATGGCATCTGTTATGGGTATAGATATGTCTTCTGCTATGGAAGCTGTCACAGGCGCAGCAAAGGGTAACTTCACCATGATGGATAACCTCGGTGTTGCCATGAATGCCACCAATATCGAAGCCTATGCACTTGCAAAGGGTCTGGATTTCACTTGGAATACCGCAACACAAGCAGAAAAAGCTGAAGTCGCAATGCAGATGTTCTTTGAGAACACGGAGCAATATGCTGGCAACTTTGCAAAAGAATCAACCCAGACGATTTCTGGTTCAATTGGATTGCTACAGGCCGCACTAGGTTCTTTTACGGCCGGACTCGGAAATGCTAATGCTGATATGACAAATCTTACGCAGAACCTTGTGGATGCTTTCGAAGCGGTTGTCACTAATATCGTACCGGTTTTAGAAAATATCGTAGCCGCCTTACCAACAGCGACGGGTGCAATATTAGCGGCAGTTGCAGACTTGCTTCCAATGCTACTTGAATTAGTTACAAATATATTCACGCAAGTACTGGAAACAATTTTAAATCTTTTGCCCGAACTTATCCCGGCAGCAGTAAGTGCTCTAATGACGATTGTCGGAGCGTTGATTGATAACCTTCCTTTACTCATAAATGCAGCAATCGAACTAGTAACAGCACTTGTGGAGGGAATCGGTATAGCGTTACCACAACTCATACCCGCAGCGGTTTCGGCGGTCAAACAGATTGTCCATGGACTGATTGAAAACCTACCAATGCTTTTGGATGCTGCTTTACAGTTAATTATTGGATTGGCACAGGGGCTAGTAGATGCAATACCTCAGCTTGTTTCTGCTTTGCCTACCATCATCAAAGCAATAGTGGATTTTATCATTGAATCCATTCCACAGATTATCGATGCGGGTATTCAATTATTGACCTCACTGGTTACAGCGTTGCCTACCATTATTACAGCAGTTGTGGAAGCAATTCCGAAGATTATTGACAGTATCATCAGTGCTGTTATTGGTTCGATTCCTTTGATTATTGATGCAGGTATCCGGCTTTTGGTATCGCTCATTCGAGCATTGCCTCAGATTATTACTACTGTTGTAGGTGCTATTCCCAAGATTGTTAGCGCGCTGGTCAATGCCATTATTGGTAACATCGATAAGATTATTTTAGCGGGTGTACAACTGTTTGTGGCATTGATTGCAAATCTACCAAGGATAATCGTGGAGATCGTTAAAGCAGTACCGCAGATTATTTCTGGACTGGTAAGAGCCTTTACTGGCTATATCAGTCAAATGGCTCAAGTAGGAGGCAATCTGATTAAAGGATTGTGGAAGGGAATTTCAGACGCAGGTGCATGGCTATGGAGTAAAATCTCTGGGTTTTTCGGAAATGTTGTATCGAGGATTAAAGACTTCTTCGGCATCCGCTCTCCTTCAACCCTATTTGCTGGAATTGGCCGCAACATGGGTGAAGGTATCGGTGTGGGTTTTGAAGATGCAATGACAGCAGTAACAAGGGACATGCAAAATGCAGTACCAACGACCTTTGATTTTAATCACAGAGGTTTATCTGGTCAGGGTATTGCCGCGGGTACAAGTATCACTCAAAATATCTCGGTTGTGACACCTAAAGCTCTATCTGAAAAGGAACTAGCACGGGAGTTTAAGAACCTATCCCGCAAACTGGCACTTGAATTGTAAAGGAGGTACGGACATGGAACTAACATACACCAATAGAGATGGAGAGAGCATTACGCTTAAGCAAAGCCGCCCGTACTTTCTTACGAAGGTAGATGGTACTGGCAATGTGCGTCAATCCGTCAACACTTTCAAGGCGCCGGATCAGGATGGCGCTTTTTATATTTCTTCCACACTAGATATGCGAAACATAACGATTGAGGGTACGGTTGTTGCTGATACTCCCGATGAAGCTTATAAAAGGAGACAACGATTCCTTCAAATATTCAGCCCAAAGCTATTAGGGACCCTTCAATACCGTGACCGACAGATATCCTGCGTGGTGGAGGAGGCTGGTTTTAGTGTTTCTAATCGGCAACGAATACCAAACTTCTTTGTCAGTCTACTCTGCCCATCCCCTTTCTTCGAGACATTAAATGAGGTGCGAGAGGAACTGGCATCATGGATACCGCTATTTGAGTTTGAATTGGAAATTCCTATGAGTGGGATGGAGTTCGGAATGCGTCAACCTAGCCAAATCATTACAGTGGAAAATATCGGGGATGTATCTTGTGGATGTGAGATTGTATTCCGAGCCTTAGGTACTGTGTCGAACCCTGAACTATTAAACATAGACACGGGAGAATATATCCGACTTCTCACTACAATGAGCGCTGGGGATGAACTTCGTGTATATACCCACTTCGCTGGTAAGCGTGTGGTCCAGATTGATGGGTCAACGATTACAAATGCTTTTTCACTGTTGGATACCAATTCGGTGTTCTTTCAACTCGCGGCAGGTCTTAATACACTGCGATACGATGCTTCAGTCAATATGGAACTGTTAGAGGTTAGTATTTACTTTCGTCCGCAGTTTCTGGGGGTGTGAAAATGGAACTGTATATCTACAATTCAAACCGGGAGCTTGCAGGCATTGTTGAATCCTTTGAGTACTTACGCTGGACGAGACGCTATTCCCAGTGTGGCTCATTTGAGTTAAAAGCGATTGCAACTTCGGAAAATACAGAACTATTAAAGGAAGGAAATATCATCTGGAAAAATGATGATGAGGAAGCTGGGATCATCGAACATCTGGAACTTTCTCAAACCGATCATGAAATTATTACTGCAAGTGGTCGCTTTGCAACCTCCTTCCTCTCCCGCCGCATTGTTTGGCAAACGGAGAAACTCTCTGGTGATATTTCAACTTGTGTAGAGCAACTTTTAAATAATAATCTTATCAATCCTCCTGATATAGCAAGGAAGATTGCGAACATATCCTTTTCTGCTCCAAACTTAAATGTTCCCATCAGCACACAGGTATCGTATCGAAATTTGATGGATGCTGTGACGGAACTATGTGTTGCTTCGGATATTGGCATAAAGACCGTGTTCAATCCTGCGACAGGGGTTTTTACTGTAGCGTTGTATATGGGAACAGGTTCACAAGCGGTATTTTCTAAGGAGTTTGAAAACCTTACGGAACAGATTTATACAATAAGTGCTGGAGATTATGCCAACACCGCACTCGTTGGTGGTGAAGGAGAAGGTACAGACCGAACCTTTGTAGCTATAACAAGTGGTTCTGGTGAGACAAGACACGAGATTTTTGTGGATGCTAAGGATTTGCGGGCGGAAGACTTTGGCTCTGATTACATCGATACACTAATCTTTCGAGGTCAAAGTAAGCTGAGCGAGCAGGCAATACGCTATTCATTTGATACATCGGTCAATCCACACGGCAATTTAACATATAAGATAGACTTCGATCTTGGGCAGACCGTCAAAGTTATTTCCAAAGCGTGGGGTGTATCCATGACGACACGTATCACCGAAGTCGAGGAAACCTATGACGCAGACGGCCAGAGTATTAGTGTAGTGTTCGGAAAAGCGGAGTTGACAATAGCACAAAAATTACGCTCCGACTTGAGTGAAGTTAAAACAGCAATAATGGCACCAACTGGCATATCCGAAATTGCCCAGGCTTTAGGAACTGTGGAGGAAACGCTGGGAACTGTCGAGGAAACCTTGGGTGACTTGACGGAGGTAGATTCAGAGATTCAAGGAGACAACGTTGCATCTACTATCAACAATCTGTATGGAAAACTACCTGCACTTGAAATTAATGTGGGTGAAGGTACTGTATCGATTGGCCAATATGCTTTGCACCAGATGAACCCTGGAGATGCCTTTTATTTCACCTCATGGAGTGGCAATAAGTTTAGTGACCAGCCAAATGACGACGGTCATGTCTTTTTGGTAAAGCATAACGGGGATAACACGGGAAATGGCTTTCAAAGGGCAATGGGTTTCTTTATATCTCGTAATACCATGACATTTTATGTGATTTCTGTTTTCATATTTAACAACCCTTCTGGTCAAGCAAACTGGCTTAATATCAATAACGAACCTGTAACTACGGCAAGGATTGCAAATGGAGCAGTCACTGGCTTGAAAATGGCAGACCGTACAATTACAGCTACTAAACTGGCTTCTTCCTTTAGCGACTACTCAACTACAGAACAAAACACAGGGCGGCTATGGATAGATGGCAAGACGATTTATCGTAAAGAGATAAATCTCGGTTCGCTCACAGATACAACACCAAAACATGTACCTCATGGTATAGCAAGTCTCAGCACTGTTGTCAGTTTATCCGGTTTTGTCACGAACGGGAATATTTTCTTACCACTACCTCTTGCTCGGTATAACAACTTCGCATCGCAAATTGGACTCTTCGTGAATATGACCGACATTGTTGTCGAACCAGGAAATGATAGAACAGCATATACAGGCTATGTAGTTATAGAGTACACAAAAACCGCTTAGAAGGAGGGAATAATTAATGGAGAAAAGTGGATTTTTCAACTCATCCGATGGAGATAGAGTTTATGATGCAACGGACTTTGCCGCATATTTTGGAAGTCTTGTCTCGAACGGTGTATTTTATGCGACACCAACAAACCTTCTGGTTTCTCCTGGGATTGGGTTGGCAGTCAGCATAGCAGCGGGCAGTGCATGGATTAATGGTTATCGATATGAAAATACAGATGTTTTAAATAAACCCCTTGCTACAGCAGACGGAAGCAATCCTCGCATAGACAGGGTTGTGGTTCGGTTAAGTCAAATTACGAGAAACATTCAGCTTGCCATTGTCACGGGTACTCCCACAGCATCACCCATAGCCCCAGAGTTGACAAGAACAAGCGATGTCTATGAACTTGGCATTGCTGATGTTCTAGTACCTTCGGCTGCTACATCGATTTCAGAAAATAACATTATAGATACACGATTGAATACTAGTCTTTGTGGATTGGTAAACTCGCTAGTTTCGGCTATTTATGAATAGGAGGTGAATGTAAGTGGCGGATATTAACGGAATAAATCTGCAGGCGGGTTCTAGTCCGACCGTTCATTACACGATTACTTATACTAAAAGCCGTCCTAACAATAGCCAAATGACATACAACTTCACCATATCCGCTGCGTTGGGATCATCAGGTTCTTTCATTCATAGTGGTTATGCACTGCTTTGCACTATGACTGTAAATGGATCTTCTTCACAAGTACGTATTAAAGCGGCGGATGGAGATAACTGGGACGGAACTACACCAAGGCTCAGGTATGTTTCGGTGACTTGTGCTTCTACTACAGGTAATGCAACGCAGCCAGTCACATTCAAAGTAGTATCTGACGGACGTTTGCCATTATCCTCTGGGGTAATTACTAATTCGAGCTATACGGTATTAAGTTCTCCATTGCTTACTACAGCTTGTGGAGCACCGACATCTTGTACGGTTTCTCCAGTGCTTGCGGAAGGCAATGTGACTCTTTCATGGAGTGGAGCTTCTGGGGGCATCAATAATTCGATTTCTAGTTACGAGATTCAATATAGTGACTCTGCTGATAACGTCACATGGGGAGCATGGACTGCTCTGACCACGGTGACCACCACAGCATCAAGTGGTAGTGTATCAGTTGCACCACCCTCCACGCGAGGTAATTATCGAAGGTTTCGGGTACGGACGCGTGGTACAGCAGGAGCTAGTTATTACTCTAGCTGGAAAGTATCCACAAACAGTGTCCGCAGAAATACGGTGCCAAAGTCAGCGACGACTGCTGTTGCCTCCCCGGCAGCATATAGCGATGAGACTATCACACTTACTTGGAGTGGAGCGTCAAGCGGTACGAGTCCCATTAAGGGGTATCAAATTGCCAGTCGCACATCCACGGATAACAGCACATGGAGTGCGTGGAATGTGTTGACCACTTTGATATTGGCGGCAAGCGGTGGTAGCTATCGCCCAATTGTATCGAGGACCCCAGGAACATATACACAATTTGGTATTTGGACAATTGACACATTTGATGTTTACTCAATAGAAAAAGTCAGTAATAGCATTTATTGCAACATCACTGCCTGTTCAGCACCGACTGCCTGCACGGTAAGTGCAACTTTATCAGAAGGAAATGTGACCCTCTCGTGGAGTGGAGCATCTGGTGGTGCAGGTAATCCTATCACTTCCTACGAAATACAATATAGAGATTCGCCAGATAATAGCAATTGGGGTGCTTGGTTGGCATTGGCGATAGTCAATACTTCTGCAACAAGCAGTATTTTAAATGTCAGTCCATCTGCTATACGTGGACATTATCGTCGGTTCCGAATAAGAACCCGTGGTACAGCTGGAGAGGATTTTTACTCAGGCTGGACTATTACCAGCAATACTGTCCGTAAAAATATACTGCCAATACCGCCGACTACTTTTTCAGCAAACCCTCCTATATATGAGGCTAACACAATAAACCTTTCATGGAGTGGAACGGTACCTGGAACCAGCGCCATTAAGCAATATGTCATTCAACAGGCTACTTCGATAGATGGATTAAATTGGTCTGCTTATGAAGCACTAACGACTGTTATATCAAATGCGACTTCAGGAACTCGTCAGGTAAATGCCACACAGGTTGCCGGTCGGTATACTCGTTATCGAATCAGCGTCACAGATGCACTTGATGCAGTGTCTGCCTATGTTGTTAGTAACTCAGTAAAGAAAAATAGCCCGCCTGTAGCACCGATAGTGAACTGTCCGATATCTGGAAATTTTACTTATAACACCACACCACGTTTTATGATTACAACAGGTATCGAACCGGATGGCCAAAAGCAGATAGTGGAGGTGAAAATTGATTCAGGTGAGTGGCAAAACAGCGTAGACAATCATGAACGGTTTTCCATAAGCGGCTACCTTGATAATGGGGTCAAGACGGTTTACCAAGCTGAACCTCTTTCAGTAGGAAATCATACGGTTACTGTCCGTTGTCTTGACAGTGATATCGAATCAAAAAGTACAGAAGTTGTTCGTACCTTTACGATATTGGCATTACCTTTTGAAATCATCACTCCAAATGTGACGCATGTAAAGGCAGCACATATTCAGACGCTTCGAACTGCTGTAAATAGGGTGCGTAGCTATTACAATCTATCCCCCATAACTTGGAAAGAGGAGATCATTACAGGAAGGACCACTATTAAGAATTGGTCATTTCATATCGTTGAAATACGCAAGGCTATTGATGCGCTTGTTGTAATGGTTAATGGTTTTGATTCTTCGCAGACATTCGATATACCACCAGTCACATGGCTACCTATCGGTACAGGACGACCAAAAGCGGATGTGATGCAACAAATTTATGATCTAATTCAAATAATGTAAAGGTAAAATTCAGCGCTCTTGTCATTTGCAGGGGCGCTTTTCTATATGGAAATACACGAAATGGGGGTGTCTATTGATGAAAGAGATTTGGAATTGGATACAGCTGGCTATTGCCGCTGTCGGTGGATTTCTTGGATGGTTTCTCGGAGGCTATGATGGATTTCTCTATGCATTGGTAGCCTTTATTGTCATTGATTATGTGACGGGATTTCTCTGTGCCATTATAGATAAAAAGCTGTGCAGTGAAATTGGTGCAAAGGGAATTTTCAAAAAGGTACTCATCTTTGCAATGGTAGGCATTGCTCATATTATCGACACACAAATTTTGGGTAGTATCGGTGATAATAGTGGTGCTTTACGTACAGCGGTAATCTTTTTCTACCTGAGTAATGAAGGAGTATCCATTTTGGAGAATGCCGGTCATATTGGACTGCCTATTCCAGAAAACCTAAAATCGGTTTTACAGCAACTACATGGACGTGATGGGGAACCGCCTAAGCCTGGTGGTGGAAGATGATTGACTTAATATTTGATTAGAGGTGATTTTAATGAAGTTACGCAAGCTAATACTTACGAACAATGCCTGCTATAAAGCGGGGAAAACAATAAAACCGAAGGGTATTATGGTTCACTCGACCGGCGCTAACAACCCGTGGCTCAAGCGGTATGTTGGACCAGATGACGGTTTGCTAGGTAAGAACCAGTACAACAACCATTGGAATCAAGATAAACCTGGGGGTCGTCAAGTTTGTGTTCATGCATTTATTGGTAAATTATCAGATGGCTCCATTGCCACCTATCAAACATTGCCTTGGAATCACCGAGGTTGGCATGCTGGCGGAGCTGCGAACAATACTCTTATAGGATTTGAAATCTGCGAGGACAGTCTAACTGATGCCTCGTATTTTTCTGCCGTTTATAAGGAAGCTGTGGAGCTTTGTGTATATCTTTGTAAGCTCTATGGGTTCAGTGAGAAGGATATTATTTGTCACAGTGAAGGTTATAAACGAGGCATTGCCAGCAACCATGGGGATGTGATGCACTGGTTTCCTAAACATGGGAAGAGTATGGACACCTTTCGAGCGGATGTAAAGAAACTATTAAGTGCTGAAAATAAGCCAGCAGAACCAATGAAAAAGAAATATTACCGTGTGCAGATTGGTGCTTATTCAGACAAAGCAAATGCTGAGGCACAGCTTGCCAAAGCTAAAAAAGCAGGCTTTACGGATGCATTTATTAAGTATGATTAATCAAAAGGGACGAGTTAAAAACGGTGTTGCTTGAATTTCATCAAGCTCTTAAATAAATTAGTAAACTATTAAATTTATGTAGCCTGTGGGGGTTTTTCCCTTGCAGGCTCTTTTTTTATGCTCTGATTCAAATTAAATTCTACAAATCCTCAACTTCGACCTGTTCCCGCGGCTATTAGGTAGGAGGTGATTCTTA